TGGCAGACGCCGCCCGCGTGCTGTCGCGCCTCGGCGGCAAGCCCGTCACGGAGGACATGCTCCGCGCGGACATCGACGCCGGCGCGCCGACGAACGCGAACGGCACCATCAACCTCGTGCACTACGCCGCATGGCTGGTGAAGGAGATGGCGGCCTCTGGAGGTGGTGGTGGCGATTGACCCGCGCCAACTCAGGCCCGGCGAACTCGCGCGGCTGCTCAACAGCACGCCGCTCGGCGAGGTGATCAGCGAGCGGCAGCTCCACCGTCATCGCACGCGCGCGGGCTTCCGCGTCGCGGCCGATGGCGATCGTGGTGGTGCGGGCAAGGTCGATCTGTTCCGCTACGTCGCGTGGCTGGTGACGACGCGGCACGCGGCCCTGGCGGAAGCGGCCCGCGAGCCCGAGGGGCTCACGGGTTACGAGGCGATGAAGGAGCGGGCCCGGCTCCGCAACGCCATGCTCTCGCTCTCAGGGCGCGACATCGGAGACCTGCCCGACGTGGCGGACTCCGCTCGGCGCGCCCGGGCCGCGAAGGACTTCCGGTACTTCTGCGAGACGTACTTCGGGCAGACCTTCCACCTCAAGTGGTCCGACGACCACCTGAAGGTCATCGCCAAGATCGAGCAGGGGGTGCTGGAGGGCGGGCTGTTTGCGATGGCGATGCCGCGCGGGAGCGGCAAGACCAGCCTGTGCGAGGTGGCGTGCCTCTGGGCGATGCTGTACGGGCACCGTGAATTCGTGGCGCTCATCGGTTCGGACGAGGAGCACGCGGCCGGGATGCTGGAGAGCATCAAGGCGGAACTGGAGAACAGCGAACTGCTCGCGGGCGACTTCCCCGAGGTCTGCCACCCGATCCGGTCGCTCGAAGGCATCCACCAGCGGGCGTCCGGGCAGCTCTACCAGGGGAAGCAGACGCACATAGGGTGGACGGCCCGGGAGATCGTGCTGCCCACGATCCCCGGCTCCGCGGCGTCGGGGTCGATCATTCGCGTCGCGGGCATCACCGGCCGCATCCGCGGCATGAAGCACAAGCGCGTCGATGGCGTGAGCGTCCGCCCGTCGCTGGTGCTCATCGACGACCCGCAGACCGACGAGAGCGCCCGGTCGCCGTCGCAGTGCGCCAACCGCGAGCGCATCCTCGCCGGCGCGATTCTTGGGCTTGCCGGGCCAGGCAAGAAGATCGCCGGGCTGATGACCCTCACCGTCGTTCGCCCCGACGACCTGGCCGACCGCATCCTCGACCGCGACAAGCACCCGCAGTGGCAGGGAGAGCGGACGAAGATGGTGTACGCCTTCCCCACGCGGGAGGCGCTGTGGCAGCGGTACGCGGAGATCCGGGCCGAGGGGCTGCGCAGCGACCGGGGCATCAAGGCCGCCACGGAGTTCTACAAGCAGCACCGGACCGCGATGGACGAGGGCGCGGTGGTGGCGTGGCCGGAGCGCTTCAACCACGACGAGATCTCGGCCGTCCAGCACGCGATGAACCTGCGGCTCCAGGACGAGCACGCGTTCTTCGCCGAGTACCAGAACGAGCCGCTCCCCGAGGTGACCGCGCAGGACGATCTGCTCAGCGCCGACCAAATCGTCGGCAAGCTCAGCGGCCATGCCCGCGGCGAGGTGCCCATCGGCTGCACGCGCCTGACGATGTTCGTGGACGTGCAGGGCAAGGCGCTCTTCTACGTCGTCGCGGCGTGGGAAGACGACTTCACCGGGTATGTCATCGACTACGGCACGGAACCCGACCAGAAGCAGCCCTACTTCACGCTCCGGGATCTCCGCCGCACGCTCGGGACCGTCGCGCCGCGGGCCGGCGTCGAGGGGGCGATCTATGCCGGGCTGGAGCGCCTCTGTCAGTCGCACCTTGCCCGCGAGTGGCGGCGCGACGACGGCGCAATGGTCCGGATCGACCGCTGCCTCATCGACGCCAACTGGGGGTCGTCCACGGACGTGGTCTACCAGTTCTGCCGGCAGAGTCCGCACGCCGGCGTGCTCATGCCCAGCCACGGGCGCTACGTCGGGGCCAGCAGCATTCCGTTCAGCGACTACAAGCGCAAGCGCGGCGAGCGGATCGGCCTGAACTGGCGCGTGCCCGTGGTTACCGGCAAACGGGCGGTGCGGCACATCGTCTTCGACACGAACTACTGGAAGTCGTTCGTCCACGCGCGCCTGGCCGTGCCCATGGGCGACCCCGGGTGCCTGTCGCTCTTTGGAACCAAGCCGGAGCCGCACCGGCTGCTGGCCGAGCACCTGACCAGCGAGTACCGCGTGAAGACCGAAGGCCGCGGCCGGACCGTGGACGAGTGGAAACTCCGGGTCGAGGGGCTCGACAACCACTGGCTCGATTGCCTCGTCGGAACGGGTGTGGCGGCATCGATGGAAGGGGCCGTGCTCTTCGGTACGGAGTCGCGGGCGCCCGTCCGTCCGCGCGTCCGACTGTCGGCGCTTCAGGGAGGCCGGCGATGAGTGCTCTGCTTCCGCCCAAGCCCAAGCCGGTCGCCGAGCCGCGTGGCCTGCGCTGTTCCCGCTGCGGGTGCGCGCATTTCCATGTGCTCTATACGCGCGGAGCTCCGGGCGGGGCAATCCGTCGGCGCCGCGAGTGCCGGCACTGCGGGCGGCGGGTAACGACGACGGAGCGGCCCGGGCTCTGATGCTCGCACGTTCTACCGGTGGAACGAAATGAACCAGATGCCGATCGCGGCGCGCAACCCGCCGCTGCGATTGCGTAGGTCTCCAGTAGGCGGCCGGGTCGCTCAAAACCCCACACCTACCGGAGCGCAGCACGTGGCGAACGAACTGGAACAGGCCATCCGCGACAACGCGTCGCAGCCGGCGAAGGCGGCGGTGGACGGCCAGTCTGTCGAGCAGCACCCGCTGCCCGACCAGATCGAGGCCGACCGCTACCTCGCGTCCAAGGAAGCCGTGAGGAAGCCCGGCCTCGGTGTCAAGTTTGCCAAGATCGTACCGCCCGGTGCTGAGTAACCAGCACGCTCGCCCCTGCCCTTCACGCGACTCATGTTCACGACCATCGCCAACATCCTCGGCCGGGCCACGCGTGAACGAGGGACTCCCTCACCCGCACGCGCGGCCGCGCTCGCCGCCGGCCCGCACGGACGCGGGCCCGGCGGCTCTGGCGCGCGTGCGCTGGCGGTGCGCCGGGCGGTCGCGGCCAAGTTCGACTCGGCGCAGACCACGCCGGACAACCGGAGGCACTGGGCGGCCGCGGATGGGCTATCGCCCAACGCCGCCGTCAACCCCGAGGTCCGACGCATCCTGCGCAACCGGGCCCGCTACGAGGTCGCCAACAACTCCTACGCCAAGGGCATCGTTCTGACGCTGGGTAACGACACCATCGGCACCGGCCCGCGGCTGCAGATGCTCACCGACAATGACTCGGCCAACCGCCGCGTCGAGGAACTCTTCGAGGCGTGGGCGGAAGCAATCGACCTGCCCGGCAAGCTCCGCACCATGCGGATGGCCCGCGCGGAGAGCGGCGAGGCCTTCGGGCTGCTCGTGAGCAGCCCGGGGATCAACTCGCCGATCAAGCTTGACCTGCGTCTCATCGAGCCCGAGCAGGTGACCACCCCGCTGCTGCCTTCGCGCCCCCGCATGCCCGGCACGCGCACGCCGGATGATGAGATCGACGGAATCTTGCTCGATCAGCACGGGCTGCCTACCGCCTACCGCGTGCTTCGGACCCATCCGGGCGACACGCTGTCCTGGGCCGGGCCTGACCCGCTGGCGTTCGACACGCTCCCCGCCAGCAGCGTGGTGCACTACTTCCGCGCCGACCGGCCCGGCCAGATGCGCGGCATCCCGGACATCACGTCCGCGCTGCCGCTGTTCGCGCAGCTGCGGCGCTACACGCTGGCCGTCATCGCCGCCGCCGAGACCGCCGCGGACTTCGCGGCCGTGCTCTACACCGAGGCGCCCGCCAACGGCGAGGCCGACCCGCTGGAGCCGATGGACGAGGTCGAGCTCGAGAAGCGGATGGCGACGGTGCTCCCCGGCGGCTGGAAACTCGGGCAGGTCCACGCCGAGCAGCCGACGACGAGCTACGCGGAGTTCAAGCGCGAGATCCTGAACGAGATCGCCCGCTGCCTGAACATGCCCTTCAACGTCGCGGCGGGGAACTCCTCGGGGTATAACTACGCCTCCGGCCGCCTCGACCACCAGACGTACTTCAAGAGCCTGCGCGTCGATCAGCACCACCTGCGATTGACGGTCCTGGATCGTCTGCTGCGGGCCTGGATGGATGAAGCGGCACTGATCGAAGGGCTGCTCCCGCAGTCGATGCGGGTACGGAGCGCGGCGATCCCGCACACCTGGTTCTGGGATGGCGTCGAGCACGTCGATCCCGCCAAGGAAGCCACGGCTCAGGCCACGCGCCTGGCCAACCACACGACCACGCTCGCCGCCGAGTTCGCCCGCCAGGGACGCGACTGGGAGGACGAGCTGCGCCAGCGGGCCAAGGAACTCGCGCTCATGGCCGAGCTCGGGCTCCCGCTGACGACGACCGCCCAGAACGGCTCCGCGCCGCAGCGCGATGAGGAACAGGAGACCACCGCCGATGCAACGTGACGCGATCAGCTTCGCAGACCACCCGCTCGTTATCCGCGCCCAGCACGTCGGGAATGGCGACGCGGGAACAAAGAACCTCTGCCTCACCGCGCAGGCGGAGTTCGATATCTCCGCGGGCGGCGACGAAGGAGCCGGGGCCGCCCTGCCGCGCTTCCGGATGGTCGCATACACCGGTGGGCCGATGAAAGTCGCCGGCTGGCGGCACCCGGTCGTCATCGACCTGGCCGGGCTGGCGATCCCCTCGCAGTCCCGCCCGATCCGCTTCGGCCATGACGCCACCGCGGGAGTCGGGCACACCAGCGCCGTGGCCGTGGAGGATGGCCGGTTGGTCGCCTCGGGCGTGATCTCCCGCGACACGCACGCCGCGAAGGAAGTCGTGGCGTCGGCCAAGAACGGCTTCCCCTGGCAGGCGTCGGTGGGGGCGAGCGTTGAGTCGTTCGAGTTCCTCCGCGAGAACCAGACCGCGACCGTCAACGGCCGCGAAGTCGAGGGCCCCCTCAACATCGTCCGTCGGGCCACGCTGGGCGAGATCAGCTTCGTGGACCTCGGGGCCGACGGCGGGACGACCGCCAGCATCGCGGCCTCCGGTGAGGCCGGCGGCGGTGACGGTGGCGGCACAGCCGGTGGTGCGCCGAACGCTGGGGGTGGCGGCTCGGCCACGCCCGATCCCGTCCGCGACTTCCGCGCCCAGATGGCCGCGGAGACAGACCGCATCGCCGCGATCCGGCGGCTGTGCGCCGGGGGAGGTGGGCACGCGGGTATCGAGGCCCAGGCCATCCGCGATGGATGGGATGCGACACGGACCGAACTGGAGGTCCTGCGCGCCAGCCGGCCCAAGGCGCCCGCCGCGCCGGCGGTCCACGCGCACGCGGGCGGCGGCGCGATCACGCAGAACGTCCTCGAGGCCGCCTGCATCCTCTCGGGGCGCCTGGACGCTCCGGAGAAGCACTTCGCCGAGCGGGACCTCGAAGCCGCGAGCCGTGCCTTCGGCCGCACGCTCGGCCTGCAGGAACTGCTCCTGCACGCCGCGTGGGCCAACGGCTACACGGGTCGCACCTTCCGCGACTGGCACGGCGTGATGGACGCGGCGTTCGGCCGTCCCCACGACCGCATCGAGGCCTCGGTGGGCAACAGCACCATCAGCATCGCCGGAATCCTCTCCAACGTCGCCAATAAGTTCCTGCTGGAGGGCTTCTTCAGCGTCGAGCGCACCTGGCGGAACATCTGCGCCGTCCGCAGCGTCACCGACTTCAAAACCGTGACCAGTTACCGCCTCACCGGCAACGACGGGTACGAGAAGGTCGCCCCGGGCGGCGAGATCAAGCACGGCACGCTCGGCGAGGAAAGCTACTCCAACAAGGCCGAGACGTATGCCCTGATGCTCTCGATCGACCGCACCGACATCATCAACGACGATCTGGGCGCGATCACCACCGTCCCCCGCAAGCTCGGCTCGGGCTCGGGCAAGACCATCAACGAGGTCTTCTGGGCCGCGTTCATGGCCAACAGCGGCTTCTTCACGGTCGGGAACAAGAACTTCATCAGCGGCGCGGACACGGCCCTGGGGATCGACGGCCTCACCAAGGCCGAGGTCGCCTTCATGGACCAGGTGGACTCGGACGGCAAGCCCATCGGCGTGCTGCCCTCGATCCTGCTCGTGCCCACGGCGCTCTCGGCGATGGGCAGCCAGCTCTTCAAGAGCATTGAGCTGCGCGACAACACCGCCAACGCGCGGTACCCGGTCACCAACCCGCACCAGGGCAAGTTCCGCGTTGAAGTCAGCCGCTACCTGGGCAACCCCAAGTTCACCGGCAACTCCACCAAGGCGTGGTACCTGCTGGCGGACGCAAACGACCTGCCGGTCGTCGAGATGGCGTTCCTGAACGGGCAGGAGTCACCGACGATCGAGACGGCGGAGCAGACCTTCAACCGCCTGGGCATCCAGATGCGCGGCTACCACGACTTCGGCGTGGCCCTGCAGGACCCGCGCGGCGGAGTCAAGAGCAAGGGTGAGGCGTAACGGGCGACTCGGTCCCGATCGGCACCGAAGGCAGCGGCGGCGAGATCGAACCCGGCGGCGAAGGAGAAGAACCGATGGCAGGACAGTCCACAGCAGCAAAGTTCGTGCAGGAAGGCGCGGCGATCGACTACACCCCCGCGGCGGACACCGCGGCGGGGACGGTCGTCGTGCAGGGCGACCTCGTGGGGGTCACGCGCACAGAGATCAAGGCCAACCAGCTCGGGTCGCTCGGCGTGCAGGGCGTCTTTGAGTTCCCCAAGGCCACCGGCGCCGGCAGCGCCATCGCGGCCGGCGCGCTCACGTATTGGGACGCCGCGAACGGCGTGGCGACTAAGACCGCCACGGGGAACAAGCTCATCGGGAAGGCGGTCAAGGCGACGGTCGATGCCGACACGATGGTGCGCGTCCGGATGTCGCAGTAGGAGCACGCCGTGGTTGACCTGTTCGAACGGGGCGCGGCGTTCCTGGACGACCAGCGGCACAGGCACATGAGCCGGGCCGTGGTCTACCGGCGGGGCGCGGACGAGAAGGAGGTGCAGGCCACGATCGGCCGTACCGAGTTCGAGCAGGCCGATGACGCGGGGCTAATCCACCGTGTCGAATCGCGGGATTACCTGGTCCGCGCGGCGGACCTGGACCTGGGCGCAGGCCCGATCCAGCCCAGGGCGGGCGATCAGGTGCGGGAGCAGGTCGGGACGCAGGTGCTGGTGTACGAGGTCAACGCACCCGGCGGCCAGCCACCGTGGAGATTCAGCGACCCGTACCGCGGGGTGATGCGGGTTCACACCAAGTTCGTCGGCACGGAGAGTTGATGGCAGGGACCAACGGACAGAACGGCAACGGCACGAAAGCGCGCTGGGCGGGCATCGCGGTGACCGTGGTGCTGGCCGCCGGCGCGATCACGATCCAGTGGGGCGTCGTCACGGCCAAGCTCCAGCAGGTCGAGAAGCGCCTGGATGAGCTCATCGTCGAGGCCCGGGCGCTGCGCACCGAGTACCAGTCGATCGAGCGGCGGGTGTCGTACCTCGAGGGTCGGCTGAACGGGGCGAACGGGAGGACCGGCCCATGAGCACCATCGCCGCTATCGCCGACGCTGTCACCTCGCACATCAACGCCGGCACGTTCTCTCGGCCCGTGGCCGGGGTCCGGATGTACCAGCCGGCGTTCACGTTGGAGGATCTCAAGGACCTGCGCGTCTCGGTCGTGCCCCGGACAACGGCGATCTCCGCCGCCAGCCGTGACAGCAGCATCTACGAGTTCGTCATCGACGTCGGCGTGCAGAAGAAGCTGCCTGCAGAAGATGAGCAGGCCGAGATCGATGGCCTGCTCGACCTCGTCGAGGAGATCGCCGACCACCTGCGACTGAAGCGCCTGCCTGATGCGCCGGATGCCGCGTGGGCGGGCATCGCCCACGAGCCGGTGGTGTCGAGCGAGTCGCTGGAGCAGCACCGCGTGTTCACGAGCGTCCTGAGCGTCACGTACCGGGTCCGGAGGTAACAGCGTGCGGAACGTCGTCTTGCTCAAGGTGGAACTGGAGGAAGAGCCCCAGCCGCTCTCTCAAACGCGATTGGTCGCGACCTTCACGCTGGTCGCCTCGGAGAAGAACACGCAGGACGCAGTGCTGACGGACGGGAAAGGGACGGAGATCGATCTGCCGGCGGGGAGGCAGTTCCGATTCGAGCGCGTGGACCTGTCGGAGCTGCTGGTGAAGAGCAAGGCGGGCGAGGTGGTGTTCGTGGTGGGCCACACGGCCGGGTGACGGCGTTCAAGGAGATCGACAATGGCCATCAAGCTCGGCATGGAAGCCAAGCTGCTCTACAAGACCGGCGGTCAGGCCGGCGGCGGCGCGTGGACGGCCCTCGGCAATACCCGCGACGTGACCCTCAACCTTGAGGCAGGCGAGGCGGACGTGACCACCCGCGCCAACAACGGCTGGCGCGCCACCGTCGCCACGTTGAAGGAGGCGAGCGTCGAGTTCGAGATGGTCTGGGACACCGCCGACACGGGGTTCACGGCCATCAAGAACGCATTCTTCCAGAACGCCCCGATCGGGCTGCAGGTCCTCGACGAAACCGCCGGTCAGGGTCTCCAAGCGGACTTCTCGATCACCAACTTCAGCCGCAACGAAGCGCTGGAGGAGGCGATCACGGTCTCGGTGACGGCGAAGGTGACGTACTCGGCGACGGCCCCATCCTGGATCGGCGGCTAACCAGGCCAGGCTGGTGCAACGAGTCTGCAACAGCTTTTCAACCGTCGTGCAACAGGCACGGCGCTCCCCACTATGACCCCACGCTCGGAGGCACGGATGCGAACGTTCACGGACAACGCGGGCAGGCAGTGGCAGGTCGAGATCAACGTCGCGGCGCTGAAGCGCGTGCGCGGCCTGACGGGCACGGACCTGATGCAGGCGATCGAAGGCTCGGGCGGTCTCATCGAGAAGCTCATCCGAGACCCCGTCCTGCTGTGCGACGTGGTCTATGCGCTGTGCAAGCCGGAGGCGGACGCGAAGTCGATCTCGGATGAGGACTTCGGCCGCGCGATGGCCGGCGACGCCATCGAGCACGCCACCGCTGCCGTGCTGGAGGAACTGGTGTCTTTCTGCCCGAGCCCGAGGGACCGGGCCAACCTCGGGCGGGTGCTCCGGGCCACGCAGGGCGTGCTGGAGAAGGCCCGCGACCTGACGACCAGACGCATCGACCACCTGATCGGCAGCGGGGAACTGGACCGCCTGGCCGAGCAGGCGCTGCAGGTGGCTTCGGATGCGGCGCCGCCGACGCCTGGCGCTTCGTCTGGCACTGCGCCGGAGCCATCGGCGTCGACCCCGGGCCCCTGACCCTGCGAGAACTCATGGAGATGCTCGAGGGGCGGCAACGCCACGACTGGTCCATCGCCTCATCCTGCCTCTCCGTCATCGCCAACCTGCACCGCGATCCCAAGCGATCCCGCTCCCTCAAGCCCAGCGACTTCGACCCCTTCGCCCAGCGCAAGGCCCCGATCAAGGCCGACGTGTCGGTGCTCAAGGACGTTTTTATCGACGGCCGCATGCCGGCCATCGCCAAGGAGGCTCAAGGATGACGACCCGCCATTACGTCTATATCGCCGCCCTCATGCTCCTCGCGCTCGTGCTCGCCTCGTGCGCTGGGCTGGACCTGGGCGACATTGTCAAGGTCAAGACCCCCAACGCGATCCAGCAGACCACCGGGCTGCGCGC